GTTGACATTCGGGAAGCCGTCACGCGCAGCAAGACTAACCGGGAGCGAAAAGAGTGAGAAAGAAGTGTCGCCGCAAGGTCTGGAACCTCGTCAACCCCATTGACCACGCCATCATGGGCGCAGCCATCACGCAGGAAAGCCACCTCGACCAACTGAGGATTCGGGAGCTGATGGCAATCGAGGCATTCGCCAAGGGCCATGCGACCAAGGACGACTGGCGCAGCCTGGCCGACATGCTGAACATCACCGAGACGCTGGCAACGTCCGGAGTTGCGCCGGAGGCTCTGCAGCCCTGCCAGCAAGCACAGCAGGCGCTGTCAAACGCGCACGGGAGACACAAGGGCGGGAAATCGCTCGGGTTCACCGGGCCAGAGCTGCAGGCCATCCGGGACGCCTACGAGTACCACGACCTGCAGCGCCAGAGCATCAGCCGCAGCGAGTACGAAGGCGCAATCAAGAAGACCGCCGACCGCATCAGATCCGCCCACCCTGACCTGAAAGTGTACGCATGAACATGATCACCGACCGCTACGCCAGCGCCGTCAACAGCCACAGCCTGACCGTTGACCCCAGAACCACGATGAGCGACACCGACGTACTCGCCGCCATGGGCTGGGCCAGCCGCCAAGTCCCCATGGCCGTGGCTCTGGAGCGCCTGTTTGCCGGCGACAGCACCGCGGCCAATGTGATCGCGGCCATCCTCGCCCAGCAAGCCTTTGAGTACAGCTTCAGGATCGAAACCAAGATCAGCCGCCTGCAGTGCGCCGACATGGCGAAGGCCTGCCTTGCGTGGCACCGCAACGGCCGCTGTAGACCCTGCGGAGGCCACGGCAAGACACTCATCCCCGGCACGGCGAGACTGTCAGACCATGACTGTCGGGTGTGCGGAGGTACTGGGCTGATGCCTTTTGAGGCCAATTTCAGGCAGGAGTGGCAGGAGCTGGCCCGCTGGCTGGTATCTGAGATGGCCAGAGAGTCGGGCAAGGCCGGGCCGGCAGCAATGCGCAAGTTGGCGCCGAGATTGGAGCTGTGATGACGACCGCCGAAGACCGAAAACAAATATTGAGCAAGTATCGCTGTGGCGCCAAAAAGGCACACCTTGCGAAAGCGTATGGGCTATCTGCCACGCGGATTAGCGCAATTATTGCGAGTGAGCATCGCAAAGAGCTAGAAATGGCCAACCCACCCCCGTTGCACGGGTTAACCGTGCGCGCAAAAAACACACTGCTTGGCGCCGGGCTGGAAACCAGACAGGAGATCCTGCAAGCCTATAGGGCCAACAAACTTAAAGACGTGCTCAACTTAGGAGCAAAATCGGCGGAAGAAATCCGGGTATGGCTGAATGAGCCTTTGCCGACAAAGCCAGTGCGCGACCCCTGCACTTGCCCAGACTTCCAGCGCGCGACCGAGGGCGGCACCGCAGACGATGGCTGTAGCCAAGCCATAGACAACGACAACGAGGGGCATTGGTACATTGGGCGCCTGATCGACAAGCCGCTGAAATTCTGCCCGTACTGCGGCAAACCCTTGCAACTGCCCAAAAATTGAGCATAATGCGCAGTAGCCGTACAAAGGCCGGGAAAGCCGGTCAAAAGATCAAAGGCCCCAAATAGAGCGATGGCGAAGCCACCTCTACTGAAACCCAAGAGCCCGCACCCAGCGGGCTTTTTGCATCCCACACCCCACAAAATCCACCACGTAAAGCTGCCGTCTCCTCCCTTAGGGCAGCGCAGTGGTGGCCCCAGCGGTATGAGTGGCGCCACGGCGCCGGGGCAATCAGCCGCAGCGGATTCTGGTCGAGTTCGTCCTGCTTTCAAGTCAGGACAGGGGCCGACCAAGGCCGCACACCCATTGTCTCCGGGCTGCTTCGGCAGTCCTTCAGCCCCGTACCCCGGGGCTTTTTTCTTTCAAGGACCGGAATGATCGACATCGACACAGCCCTGACGAAGTTGGCCGGTGTTGCCGGAGCCTGCTTCAGCCTGGCCTTCCTCAAGGGCACATGGTGGGAACGCATATTCATGGCCGTTGGCGGAAGCATATTGAGCTACTACGCCACGCCGGCCGCCGCGCTGCGCTCAGGCCTACCCGAAGGCCTGAGCGGGTTCCTGCTGGGCCTGTTTGGCATGGCGGTGTGCGGAAAGGTCTGGGAAGGCATCCAGGCAACCCCAATCGCGGAAATCTGGCAGGCCGGCATCAACAAGGTGTTCGGCACCAAGGGGCCAGTCAAATGATCCAAGCCGCCAACTTGATCGCGTCTGGCCTGATTGCATGGTGGTGCGCCGCCGCCGTCCTGAGCCACAAGTTTGCCGACACGCTGCCCCAAAGGATTGCCTTGGGCGTGGCGTGCCTGGGCGCCATGGCAACCTGCTGGTACTGCAACACCAACCCACTCCCGGGCGGGATTGAGCTGCTGTTGTGGGGCGGCGCAGCGTTTGCCACGGCCACGGCCCACGAACTGAGCCAACCTGGCAAGAAAACCATGCTGCAGGACGAGGAAGCGCCGGAAAAATGAGAACCGCCCACGACTGGTACGACATCCTGATTGCGTGCCAAGTGAAGCCGCACGTTGCTGCGGAGTGGTCTGAGGTGTTCGCGGATGTGGTGAAGCCCGACAGCTTCAGCGCAGGCGACGAAGACCTGAGCGCATTCCTTGGCCAGATCCTGCACGAGAGCGACGGCCTGACCCGGCTGGAGGAAAACCTGAGCTACAGCGCCGAACGCCTGACGGTGGTTTGGCCAAATCGGTTCCCGACCAAGGCAGATGCCCAACCCTACGCCCGCAACCCCGAGGCCTTGGCCAACCGGGTGTACGGCGGCAGGATGGGCAACACCGACCCGGTCGACGGCTGGAAGTACCGGGGCAGGGGACCGCTGCAAGTGACGGGACGCGACAACTACCGATCAGTGGGCGGGATTGTCGGCCAAGACCTTGAGACCATGCCCGAGCTGCTGGAGCAGCCGCGGTTCGCGCTGGAAGCCGCGATTGCATGGTGGGAAGACAAGATTCCCGACAGCCTGATTGGCGACATTGAGAAGACAACCAGGCGAGTGAACGGCGGCACATTCGGACTGGCACACCGCGAAGACCTGACAGATAAGGCGCGCGAGGCGCTGGCCTGATGGACCTGCTGAACCCCGGCCGCTGGCTGCTGTACGCGGCATTCATCGGCGCCTTGCTGCTTGGCTACAACGCATGGGCCGATCACCAGCAGGACATTGGGGAGGCCAGAGCCAACGCCAGATGGCAGCAGGCCACGGACGAGCTCAAGACCAAAGCGCGAGACAAATTGGCTTCCGAGACAGCCAAAGCCGACAAAGCCACGGACGAGCTGCGCAAATTCAAAGACGCCCAGGAGTTGAAAGATGCCCAAGCCCGCAAGACCGTTGCCGACCTTCGCCAGCGTCTTGCTGCTGTGCCTGGCGGCCGGCTGCGCGACCCCAACGCGCCCGGATGTGGGAGCGGTGGTAGTGGCCCCCAAGCCAAAGATTCCCCCGGAGCCCAGCATAGTGACCCAGACGGAACCCAAACCGGTGGGCTACTTTCAGCAGAGCTTACTGGACTACTCCAACGGCTCCAAAGCGAAGCCGACGAAATCAACATCGCCTACGCAGCCTGCCGCGGCGACTCCCGCCAACTGAGAGCCACGCTCCAACACTGAAAGACCGCCATGGCAACCATGATGCCCCAACAACCCGCAGCAATGACCGAGCAGGAAGAAGGAGCCCCCACCGGTGGCTACGAAATCTGCATCTACGTGGGTGCAGACGGCCAAATCAGCGTGGGTGTGGAAACCGCTGAATACGAAGCTGCCGAAGAGGAAGGCGCCCAGGCCGCAGGTATGGAGAAGGAATCCATGCAACCCGTTGGTGACTTTCAGGAAGCCATCAAAACCGCCATGGACATCTACAAAGCCAACGGCAAGATGGCCGAAGGCCAAGCCGAGGAAGCCAAGGGCTTTGCGGAAGCCTTCAGCGTATGACGTACATCGCGGATCCAGAAGCGGCAGAACTTCAGGCGCGGATTGACGAAGCAAAGGCACGCCCCGAAACCCCATGGAACCGTGGCCGGCTTGACGCTCTTGAATTGCAGCTTCAATGGATCAAGGCCGGGCGGCAGCAGCCCCTCGACCTGTTCCCACCCTACAAGGCAAGGATGCAGAAGTACAACCAAGAAATGGAGCAGGTAGCCCGCAACGAAGCCCAAATGACCGTGGCATGGATCCGGGCCGCAGCAGGAGCAACAGCATGAAGGCAACTCTGACCCTGGAAGACGACGGCCTGGCTGGCGTAAAGCTCACCACCAACTTCCACGGCGAAGCCGCGCCCAACAGCCCAGCACACCGCGCAGCCATCCTCCTGATGGAGCACATGAACACCCTCGGGGCCCCGCAGGAAGACCAAGAACCCTTCAAGCTGGAAGCGCCGAAGCTGCGCCTCGTCGGGGTCAACTGACCATGCCAGCCAAGAAGACAGCGGCGAAGAAGGTTGCAAAGCCTGCGCCCAAACGCAAGACAGGCCGGCCAACGTCTTACAAACCTGAGTACGACGACATGGCCTACAAGTTCTGCCTGTTGGGCGCGACTGACGCCAAATTGGCCGTTTTGCTGTCTGTGAACGAGGACACGATCCACGAATGGAAGAAGGTGCACCCCAGCTTTTCCGAGTCCATCACACGCGGGAAAGAGGTTGCAGACGCTGAAATCGCCGCTTCTCTGTTCCATCGGGCCAAGGGCTACAGCCACCCAGAGGACGACATTCGGTCTGTTGGGGCTGAGATTGTCATCACTCCGACCATCAAGCATTACCCGCCAGACACCCAGGCGGCCAGCTTGTGGCTGAGGAACCGGCAGCCGGCCTTGTGGCGCGACAAGATCGACCACGAGCACAGCGGGAAGAACGGCGGGAAGATCGAGCACGAAGTAACGATGACGCCAAGCGAAGCCTATCGGGCCATTCTGGGCGGCTGATTGTGGATAACTTGGGCGCCTGGACCGTTGGAAGTGCCAGAAATCACGGGGTTTTACCCCAAAACAGGCGGAAATGAGCCAAAAACCGGTTGCTGAAAATTTAGGCGACTGGGACTGGAAAAGCCCGGACTATGACGGCGAATTTAAGGAGCGGGCGGCGGCGCTCAAGCGATTGAGGGCCAATCCTGCGGCTCTGCCGGCGCTCAAGGAGCACTACAAAAACAACCCGGTTGCCTTCATTGACGACTGGGGCATGACGTTCGACCCGCGGAATGCGGAGATTGGGCTACCAACCCTCATCCCGTTTGTGCTGTTCCCCAAGCAGGTTGAGTACATCGACTGGGTTGTGGCCAGGTGGCGCGGCCGGGAAGATGGCTTGGTTGAAAAAAGCCGGGACATGGGCGTGTCGTGGTTGTGCGTGGCTGTCGGCGTCTGGATGTGGCTGTTCCACCCGGGCGTGGTTGTGGGCTTCGGCAGCCGCAAAGAGGAATACGTGGACAAGATTGGCGACCCCAAGTCGCTGTTCTGGAAGATCCGGCAGTTCATCAACCTGCTGCCTATTGAGTTCCGGCCTGAAGACTGGAATGAGCGCACCGACGCGCCGCACATGCGGATCCTGAACCGAGAAAACGGGTCCAGCATCGTGGGCGAGTCCGGCGACAACATCGGGCGAGGCAACAGAACCTCAATCTACTTCAAGGACGAGTCGGCTTTCTACGAGCATGCCGAAGCGATTGACGCAGCTCTGAGCCAGACCTCGAACTGCAAGATTGACGTGAGCACGCCCAACGGGCCAGGCAATCCGTTCTACCGCAAGCGGCACAGCGGCAAGATTTCGGTGTTCGTGTTCGACTGGAAGGAAGACCCGAGGAAAGACAAAGCCTGGTATCAGCGCCAATGCGAGACGCTGGACCCGGTGATCGTGGCCCAGGAAATTGACCGGAACTACGAAGGCTCCATCAGCAACGCCTTCAACCCGGGCGAAATCGTGCTGGCCGCCCAGATGCGAGGCCCGGCCGATGTCAAGCCGCACGGCGGGCTGCGTGTTGGGGTTGACGTAGCCCGGTTCGGTGATGACAAGACGTGCATCAGCTTCAGGCGTGGCCGGGTGCTGTTGCGCCAGGTCATCGCGGCAAAGCTCGATGTCACCCAAGTGGCGGCACGGACAAAGGCAGAAATCAGCGCCTACAACGAGGCGCCCGAGCAGATCGCGGTGGACACCATCGGCATCGGCGCCGGAGTCGCGGACATTCTGCGCGGCTACTACCCCGACAGGGTGGACAAGACCACGGGGCGGAAGCAACCGATTGTGGTTGACGTGAACAGCTCGCTTCGCATGGGCAACGGCCAGGACTACAACTTGCGGGCCTTCATGTGGCGCGAAATGCGGGAATGGCTGAAAGCAGCCTCCATCCCGAATGATCCGGAATTGAAGACCGACCTGACATCGCTGCAGTACAGCTACCGGGCCGGCGAACTGCTGATTGAGAGCAAGGAAGACGCTAAGAAGCGAGGCGTGAAGTCACCAGACCGGGCTGACAGCTTGGCCCTGACGTTTGCCTACCCAGGCGCACCACCGCCAGCGCCAGTCAAGATTTTGACGCCCAACTATTCGACCGTACCCGGCATGGGCGTACTCGGATAGCCCACC